GCACCATGTCACCGACGGCGTAATCGGTCGGCTCCCGAATCTGCCCAAGGGCATCAACCGTCGAGACTTCCTGAGAGTCCTGGCTGTCGTCGTCGAAGGCAGGGCGCAGCGTCTCAAGGTTCCTTGACTTATTCCCATAAGGTCGATATTCCTTCAGGGACAATGAATATTCGACATCGCTTGTCTGGGAATATGTCCACGAAAACTCCTCAATCGAAACATAGAATGCTGGAATCTTATAGCCCTCAATAACAATCTTGCATGTCCGTTTGTTTTCTTTTGCGCCCTCAAAGGCATCTATATAGGTCTCTGGCCTCATAAATGCCTCATTCGTCACACAGAATGGGTAAAGATCGGCCTTTGCTGGAAAGAAGGAATCAATCTTAAGTGTGCGCAGCCCACGCATCTTGCGGATCGTCACTTCGCCAAGTTTTATGGTGTTGGCCGACTCATTCCCAGAGGGTGAATTGATTTCAAGTTCGGCGGGCAGGACGGGGATGATATAGGGTTTCCACGTGTTCCCTTCATCATCCTCCAATATTTCAATCGTGATTTTGGGTTTGTCACTTTCACCCTGTGAGGTCTTATCCATGGCCTACCCCCTCGCAGCCCCAGCCGCAGCGTTTACGGTTGCACGCGACAGCTTTGTTACCTCGCGTTCGCTGTACCTTTCGTTACTGTTGAAGTTGGCGTTCACCGTGCTGTTTACGGTATTATATTTGTTTATAATTTCTGCCGTCGCCATCTGTTTCATAAACAGGATGCTGTCCTTGTCGATCTTTACCTTGCGGGTGTTATGATTAATTCCCTTTGCAAGTTCGCTCTGCTTTTCCTGCCATTTTGCTGTTCTTTCATTATAGACGTCAATGCTCGCATATCCATTTCTGATATTGTCCTGTAGAGTTTTCACTTTTGCCCTATCATTATCTATTTTCGCCTTCAAAGACTCTTCCATAGTCCCAAATGCACCTATTCGAGAATCACCATTAGACTGACTAAAAGAAGCGATTAGAGTGTTAAGCGAATTGCTTGTCTGCATAAGCGCCTTTTCCAACTCAACTATTTCTTCCTTCGTTTTTTCAACTTCTTTTTCTGAATTGTCAATTGCCGTATATACATCTAACAATTCTTGACCCGTTGAAATGCCATTGTTTATCAGACCACTCTCTTTTGCACTTGTGTAGTTTTGTAAAAGTTCATCTGTAGTCCATGATGCCGATCCTGATTGCGTTTTGGCCCATTCTGACATTTCAAAATCAGAAAAGGCCTGTTGGGCTTCTGCATTCGTCCAGCTTTGTGCTCCAGGTTGCTTCTTGGCCCATTCCTTAAATTCAATGTTCATGTAATCTTGTAAATATGATGTCAGGCCTTTTTCCTGGCCTTCAGAAAAACTCTGCTGTTCCTTCCAGTTTGCTATATTTGTGTTTAGAATTTTTGTTGTATTTAGCTGGTCTTCCAGTACATATCGTTGTGCCTGGATTTCTCCAATCATCCTCAGGCGCTGCGCATAGGCCAATCCGCCAATCTGCGCCTGCTGCTGGATCATGCGTGATGCCATCGCCTGCTGTGCCTCTTGTTGTTCTTTATCTGGACCAGAGATTGATATCGTCATTTCATCTATTCCCTGGCCAACAATATCAAACACATCCCCAAGAAAGGATGCGACCCCGCCGATGGCATCGACAACCCATGAGAGTTTGTCCGCAATGGCAAGGACGCCGTCGATGGCGAGCCCAATTGTACGGCTGACGAGCTTTTCTATCTTGGCAATACTGTCCTGGTGGTCTTTGAAGAAACTGCTTACATTGTCCAGGGCATTTACAACCGTTGGCATGATTGCATTTGATATGTTTTGCCAGACGCTCTGCAATGACAACGTGGCATCGAGCAGCTTGTCGGCACCTTGCTCACTCATTGCGAGGGCATCATCCTGTAGGATTGTCCCAGTTTCCCTTGCCTGTTCCCGCAGGTTGTCAAGTTCCTCGCTGCCGACCGAAAATGCGGCCGCAAGTTTGTACCCACCGCGTCCAAGCAAGGTCTGCATGATGTCGTCAACATCGGCGGCATCTCCCATGTCATGGAGGGCATCCGACACGGCATACAAAGTCCCCTCAAGCCCGAGCGATTCAACATCTTGCAGGCTTAATCCGAGTCGGCCAAAAGCTTCCCTGGCCGTCGACGAACCTTTTTTCAGTTCTGCGATCTGTTTGTTTAGCGTGCGGATGCCACCAGAGAAGTCCTGCGAACTTCCACCTCCGCGCTGGATGGCATAGTCCAGTTCCTGGAATGCCTGCGCGTCGATGTGGAGCGCCCGGCTTGTCTTTGCAATCTCATCCCCACGGCTAATGGCCTCGATTGCTTTTTCTGCCGCCGAACCAACAAATTTCAGTCCTTCCTCGATTGCAAAGAGTGCAGGTCCCGCCTTTGCGGCAAAGTCCAGAAAACCACCCTTTAGATCCGAAACTTGCCCAACGTCCCCGTTTACTGCATCCCCAATGGCTTCAAATGCTTCTTCCCCCTCATCCGCAAGCTCTGAAAGGGAAGATTCCATTTCGTCGATTTGGGCGAGTAGGCCGTTAAATTCAGATTCAAGGGAGGCAATCTCAAGTTCAACTTCAAGGTCTGCCATTTGCCGTGCAGTCTTTTGGGCATTCATGTTGTCTTTCGGCACAAGACTGCCGCCTGACTTTGCACCTGCCATAATAACGGGTGGGACGGTTGCAGGCGCATCCACCCTTGGCGTCACCTCAACAGACACGTTAAGGTTCTCAATATCTTTTAGTTTTTCATCGATATCATCAAAGGCGGACGTGGGAAGGTTTAGTTTCGAGATGTTATCAAAAGCAGACGCGGGAATGTTTAGTTCCGATAGTTTTGCATTAATTGCATCTATACGCCCAAGGAAAATGTCCAATGCGTCCGAGGCGACACGGGCAGCCTTATCAATTGTCTCAAAGGCCGCAGAAGCCCTGTCAATAATAGTGATTTCTGTCTGAAGTGCCGCCTCTGCCATAAACTACCTCCGTTTGCGTTTAATCCTGTCGGCTTCCTTCCTTTCCTGTTTTATCCTTTCGTCAATCAGTTCAATGACGAGGGCCTTTTCACGTGTGGGAAGGTCCACAAATTCACGCGGACGCCAGTGAAACCTATGCAGGCAGTAATAGGCATAGAATGTCTCACCGTCGCCCGAATCAATTAGTTTTTTGCGTCTTTCCTTGCCTTGTCCATGTTATCGCCAAACCCGCTAATTTCCATTACCTTGTTGGCAATATTAATCACCTCGCCTGCCATTAATACTTTATCAATGGCAGCAGATGGCGTCTTTACACAGAGGGCATCCAATAGGGCCTCGCTCCTAAAGTTAGGTTCTACACAGGATTCAATGACAAGCTGTCGGTTGAGTTCAATCGAGTCGGCACGCTCGGCGGCGGACATGTTCGGGTTGATTGCACGTTTGCGCACCGCGTCGTATTCACCAAGGGTAAGTGGGCGTAATATAAACTTGTGTTCGCCCAGCCTCTTGGAGACTGTACATTCCTGGTTGGATGTGGCCTTGGATGCCTCGACAAGAAAAGCCTCTAATGATGATAGTTTACTCATGGGGAACTCCTAATAAAGCATGTGCCCGCGTATGAAATAGCGGGCACCAAAAGGCGCGTATGAAATAGCGCCGCTACAGAATCTCATTCTTGAATTTGGAGATGTAATCACAGTGGGAGAAGGAGAAATCGAGATCCTCCTCAAGCGCATCTGCATCGACGTCGAACTTGCCCGCAACGACCGAATTGAGGTTGCACTCGTGCAGTACAAGCGTCTGCGTGCCAGCCTCGGATCCTGGGTCCGCGTTGACAATTGTCATCGTAAAGTATGTGTCCTTTTGGGTAGAACCAAACGAACAAAGCATATCACGGAAGACCGGTGAGACATAATAGGCAGTCATTGAGATGCTGCCCGAAAGGCTGCCCCCTTTGTGATGTAACCAGACATCGCCCATGATGGCAATGTCACTGCTATTTTTTTCTATCTTGGCCTCAAATGTCTTTATCCAAAATAGATCCTGAACCACGCCGTCAATGGTCGCATAAGCCTTGCACAGTTTGCCATTGATGGCGTTCGCTGCCCTGAACATTGCCATAGCCCTAGCCCTCCACGTTTACTTTCATGTACAGTTTTTCCATGCTGTCCACAGGCTGAACCCAGCATTCGACGACAACCGCGTCAATAGCCTCGCCCGCAGAAATTGTGAGATCCTTTTCGGAATCGAAATTCTGGATGGCACCAATTGACTGAAGTTTGTTGAAATATGAAATCAGGTCAGCCTTGAAGATTTTACGCCCGTCGTCATCGTTAGACACCTTACCCAGGTAGGATGATATAAACAGCGCCTTTACATCGTTGGCGATATTGTCGAGCACGCGCAGCGGCCTATTCTTCGTAAAGACATAGCCTTTCTTCGGCGTGAGCGTGTGCAGTGAGTTTATGTCACTTTCGACGATGATGGCACCGTCGGCACGTCGGCTCAAGATAAACTTACCGCTGTTAAGGCCGTCGATGATATCCTCATTCGTGCGCGGCCCGCTCACGACCTCGATGGCATCCGAGATGACGCGCCCAGAATTGGATTCTATAAGGCTCGCGCCCGCTGTAATACCAGCGATTAGGAACGTCGCGTCATTAACGGATACGATGCTGTTGTCCGAAAGACGATAGCTATTCCAGCCGCTAATGATACATTCATCATCCGCATCATATTGAGGAATGACGGCCTGTACCTTTGTGCCCTCATCGTCGCGCAGCTGCTTGATATACGCCTTGACCTGTGCCTTGTCGGTAGATTCACTGACGGGCGCGGCCAATGTGTTCCATGTATGCTGCTGCAACTCCGCAAGAGCCGAACTAAGCGCGGTAGAAGGAATGCCACCATCCACGCCGCCAACGAGGGACAGCTTTTCGGTGTCCGCATCGAGCGATGGGCTCTCGACGGGTGCAAAGTCAATATAACTATTGCCCGAAAGGCCCTTGATTGTCGCGGCTGTGCTCGTATCCTTTAAGGTTTCGCCTTCGTAGGTCTTGAGATTATAGGTTGTATCGCCGCCATCGGTGACCTTCTCGAACTTAACGGCAAGGCTGTTGCCAGCGCTGCCCGCAGTTTTTGCGGTAACCGTGCCCACGCCTGCAACCGTGACGCTTGCCTTGACCGCCGAAGGCATGTCCGTGCCACCAGTGAGATCCAATACTTCCGTGCTTGTCGAAAGTGTAGGACTTTCCTGGAAAGCGACCGTCACCCAGTCATTGCCCGCCAAATCGGTGAGCGTGGATGATTTCTGCGTTACCTGTAGCGTGCCGCTGATATAGGTTTTGAGGAAATACACGGGGCTTCCGCCGGATGTATCTTTTTCAAATTTAATAGCAATGTTGTTGCCAAATGCGCCCGCGCTTGTTGCCGTGACCGTACCGACGCCCAGCACCGACACACTTGCCTTTGTCGCAACCGTGTAGTTCGTCCGATAGATAATCGCACTTGCCGCGCCTTCAAATAGAAGCCTGAAGGGCAGTGCATCGGCGTCCGAATAGGAAAGGCCGACCTTCAAAAGCGAGTCGCCCTTTACCAAATCCTGCGCGCTTAATGATATCACCTGGTCCCCCCAGGACAATGCCATCGGTACGGCAACCACGCCGCGTTCACCTACAGATGACAGCGGCTTAGGAACGCCGATGACATTGATGTAGGCACCAGGGCGAACCTTGTTTTGAGTCTGCCAAGTTCCTCCTGCCATGATGTATTCTCCTTATTGTTTACAATATGAATTGGTTTCTATTTCTCCCATCGGAACCGTAGCAATTTTCGGTTTGACACAATGAATCCGATAGGTTGCGTAATACACGAGGTGATCTTCTACAAACCGGCATTCCGGATTCCGTGCATAGACAGGAAGCCGCGTGATGACTTTGTTATCTTCCGTCGAATCGACATATATCTTTGAAAGATGTTCGAGCAGCATTAAACGCCAATAGGATAGCGTCTTTCTATCCGTCATTGCCTGCGGTTTTGGGAAGTAGCTCACCTCAATCCGATGCTCTCGCCATAGCAGCCTGTTGTAATCCGGAGATTCCGTCACACTCGGTTCAATGACGAAAAAGCACGGCTCATTGAAATCCTGAAGCATCCGTTCGTCATAAATCGGCTGCCCTGCGGCAATCGGTACGAGTGCACGGACAACTGCACCAGAGACGGCGTCGTATGTCACAAGTGCACCGCTCATCCGTTCCTCCGATTGAATGCAGCAAATGCTTTCTCATAGCGTTTCGGCAGTTCCTTTTGAAATTCTGCAATCGAATCTGCAACCATGTGATGCCCTGGGATAAATCGTTTGCGTGTGACAATCGTGTACATACCATTTTCGTCGGGTTTGGCTTTACCAGTGGGCTCTCCACTGCCGACAGCAAAAGTTTGACCGAGGTATTTCACGAAACGCAGACGCCCCATGCGCATTTCCATTTGAAGGATCATGCCAGGCTTTTGGTGATAACCATATTCTACATGTGCGGCGTAATCCGCAGGATTGCAGATACGATAAACCACCTTTCTGTCCGTGGCTTCCATCGTCGAATGACGCGCCCAGCCCTCGCGCAAAACACCGAAATCGACGGGTGTGCGTTCAGCGATGGCACCAATCAGCGATTGATAGTTTCGTTCGCAGAAATCGTTGAAAAAGGCCTTGTACTTTTTCTTGTACAATGCCGTTTTCTTTGCGAAGTCTTTGAGTGCGTTTCTGCTTGCCATCACTACACCTCCGCCGAATCGATCTTGAACGATGCTTTTAAATGCGTCGGGAACACCTTTGGCTCTCCGATGGTGCCACGATATGTCCGAACCACCGCGCCGTTTCTCATTTTTCGAGCAACGACAGTATCGCCTTTGATGAGATCGGTTTCGGGACGGCAGTGAATCGAGATATATAGTTCAGCATCCAAGAGCGCCTGTGGCCGTGGCATGGCATCATCTGCCTGTTCCGGCGAAATATGGCACGGAAGATTGGAAAGCGTCGGCATCTGATAGCACACCTGATGCGTTGCGCCGTTCGCGTCTGTCTCGGTGCCGTGGCGGTACACGTCGAACCTATCTTTATACATTTTGGCAATCACGCCCCTGTAGTTAGCCAGATTCACCATTTACCACCTCATTTTTCGGAACTGATTGAGCTGTTCGCGATAGTTCAAAAGGATATCGTCGAGATTGACGACGTGAGAACGCTTCGAGGCATCGAATGACAAAGAGACATCATCCACCGTGATACTTCCAAGTTCCCCTGCCGGGATGTCGGAGCCATCACTGTCGTCGCCTGCGTGCTGCGATTTGAGCAAATCCACAGCAAGGTTTGCGACCAGAAACCGCGCCTGGTCTGGAATGTCGTAGCGGCTGCAATAGTTTTTGAATGCAACTTCCACTTCTTCCATGGCCAGATTGATTTCAATATCCGTCAATTCCATGCCGGAGGTTTTGGCCTTGATGATGTCTTTGGTCGATGTCATTTCGATGCCTTTTTAGGTTTCTGTTTCCCCGAATCCTGTTCGGATTTCTGTTCTTCCGGTTGTTCCACGCAGTCACAGCATTTCGATACTTCGTCGATGTATTTATCTTCGGCATAGAAGACGTCGCCGGGTTTGTATCGTTTGCCATTGTGTGTTACGGGAAATCTGCATTTTACGGTTGGCATGATGTATCTCCATGATAGCGAGCCGTATTTGGTAGAGACGTGCGGTCTGCACGTCTCTTGCCAAATAGGCGAGCCGCAGGGCGTATCGCGTATGCGATAGCCCGCGCCCAAATTAGAATGCGTTCAGTACAAACACAGAATCCATTTCCTCGAACGACGGCAGCGCAAGCATCTCGACAATCGTTTTGATATTGACGGGATCTGTGGTCTTGTTTGTATAGACGCAGACGCCCTCGTTATACATGCCGTAGCTGTGCAGATTGTTTTCGCCGTTGATGATGTCGTATTCCGTCGGCGTGGTGCCATAGTTTGTATATCCGAGTGTATAGGCAGGAAGCAGAGAAACCTTGCCGTCAGGATAGTATTTGACATTCTCGCTATTGGAATTTTTATAAATTGCATCGTCGAGGATGAGTTCGGATTTGGTTGCATCCTTGATGTAATCTTCAACTTCGCGATCGAGAATGTTCCCGCCGAGCGGTTTGATTGCTTTTCTGGTCGATTCGGACTGGCAAATGCGGCCAAAAGTAACGCTGTTCATCAACAGGCGAGTGGTAATGACACCGTTATTCGTTTTATGCAATTGGATACAATCACAAATATCTTTAACGGGATCACTCGTTGCCTTATTTGCATCCGTCCATTTGCTCGTGCCAGTCAGCGTGTGCGTGTTATTGGTCGCCCACTGTCCAGTTGTATCATAATTATATTCCTGGTTGATGTTCGCACCGTCTTTCGACCATACGACGTCGATCTTTCCGTAGGCGAGCAGCGACATACGCATTTTTTCAACATCGACATCCGAACCGGCAAGCAGATCGGAATATTCTCGATAATAACGACGCATCAAACTATTGATATAGTTTTCGTCATCGCCATGCAGACGAAGCGTGTCCATGAGTTCCTGGCGTTCTTCTTCGGTGAATTTCTCGGCTTCCCTGAAGAATGGGATCTTGGTGCGGATTTCACCGACACGGACGCGCGGACGAACAAAAGCCGTGGTATCAAATGCAGCAGGGCGCAGCTCTGCCGGCGCGCCGTGCGAACCTTTGATCCATTCGAGGCTCAGGCCCTTGCGTTTGAGCATGGGAAATAACTTCTCGCCGATGAACTGATAGTGCATATCGCCGCCATTTTTGAGCGCGGTGTAGTATGCGACCAGGGCCTCGGCGGAATAGACTTCGCTAATGTCCTTTGCCATGTTTCGTCCTCCTTATTATAAATCCTGTTCAATGGTGATGCTGATAAACTGATCGGCGTCGATATCTTCGATGGTGTAAACCCCGTCATCTGGCGTCAGTGTTTCGCCATTTGCACTCACTGCGCTGACGTGATAGCCCTCGCCAGCAGTGACGCTGAAGCTGAACGAACCGCCTTCGGCGACGAGTAGCGAGCTATCTTCATCAATCGAAATCGAGCCATGTTCAATGCTCGGCAGCGAAACGAGATAACGCACGGGATCGGGCTCACCGGAAGGAATCACCTCGACGGGAATCAGGCCGATATTGCGAAGCGCGGTAAGCGCGGCAGCCGTCGGTTTTGCGGGTAAAAGCTCGGTTCGTACATTGCCGGACACGATCAAGCTGATAATGGCACTGCCATCGGTGATATCATAATCATGCGCAACGATGCCCTTCGCATCGGCGTCATTCGACGGCCAGATTGCGCCCTGTTTGAGATAGAAACGTCCATATCGTTTCTCAATAAAGTTAGAAACTTCTGCGGTTCCCTTTGCCTGCTGTGCCGGAATTGCTTCGAAATCCCCAAGCATGAACGCGATGTTTCCGGAAACGCCAATTTCCTTGTGGATAACAGCCATAGTTTAGCCTCCCTGAGTTGTATTGTTTGGAACAGGCAGTCCCTGTGATTGAAGTGTGATGGCAGCCAGTTTGCGCCCGAAATCGGCGTTTGCAATACCTGGCTTTTGTTCGTTTGTATTGGTTTGCGGCTGCGCGCCGGCACCGTGGACGTTGAAACCGTTTTTGACCTGAGGTTGCGTACTTTCGATTTTGAACAGGTACGGGGCGTCTTTGATAAGCCTGGACTGCTGTTCCTGGAATCCCGTCAGATTGCCGTTGTCATCAATAAAGACCTTGTCCATGTCGATTTGGTCCATGACGATCTTGACGTTCTGCGGTTTCTGTTCGGCTTCGAGCAGAGCCTGTTTCACGGCATAGCTTTTGCGCGATGCGAGCAATTCGGCCTTGTATTTGTTTTCGGCTTCAACATTTGCCGCCTGGAGTTCTGCAATCTGCTTTTGAAGTGCCTTGCTGTCACTGTTGGCGGTTTTGAGGCCGTCGATCTGCTTGTCGCGCTCGGCAATTGTATTTCTGGCCTGCGCCAGTTCCTGGCTGGCGGCATCGAGGCGCGACTGCGCATCGATATACGGTTTTGCAAGCTGCATGACCGATGCGGCCTGTTCGGGACTCAATCCCAGTTTAATCAGTTCATCTTTATTCATGTGAACACTCCGTTTATGGCGGTTACTCCTGACCAAATGACGCGCACCGCGTCTTGATATGTTCACCTTTGCATTCACTTTTTGAATTGTCTACTGATTATTAGAAAACTGTTAAGAAATTCGCATTTGTTAATAATTTCTTATTAAGAAATTATTAAACTTTTGAGCCCATACAATCCTTTTGATGATTCATGGATATGTGTTTACAAATATGATAAAATGCGCATGCATCATGGAGGTGATGTATGGAAAAGCTAAACGTGAGCTACTATCTGTCAGAACGTCTGGTCGCCAAAATCGATGAACGGAGCAGCCAGCGTTCCGGCAACCGAAGCCAGCAAATCTCTGATGATTTGGGCAAGTTCTACGACATGCTCGATGACGGCCTGCGATCTGCGCTCGACATGCTCACAAGCGACGAAATCCGCATGGTGATTGGCATTATCAAATCCCGTCCGACGGCATCGCAGATACCAGGTACAAACGCCAAAATGGAACTCGTCGGAATCGTTGATCCGTCCGTCGCATCCAGAATCGCAGCTTTGGATGACATCGCGTGCTATGCATTGTGGGATTGGGCACGCACCAACCGATGAGAGAACCATGAACGGCGGACTGATTATCGTAGAGGGCAATATTGGCGCGGGAAAGAGTACTTTTGCGAAGATATTGGCAAACGCTTTGGATGGTGAATATCTTCCCGAACCGGATGAAAAGACAAATCCCTATCTGGCGGACTATTACCGCGATCCATGGCGCTGGGCATTTGACGTCCAGATGTTCCTGCTCACCAGGCGTTATAGGGCCCAGCGATACGCACAGAGCAAGGTTCGTCACAATGGCGGCGGTTTTGTGGTTTTGGATCGCAGCTATTATGGCGACGTATGTTTCGCGAATGTACAGAGACAATTGGGTTATTTTTCACAACGCGATTACGACACTTATTTGTGCCACCACACAGACATGAAGGCATTTCTTGAACCGCCTGCCATGGCCATTTTCCTGAATGTATCGGTGGATGTGTGCAAAGAGCGGATCAACAAGCGGCTAAGTGAGAAAGAGGGCCGCAAGTGTGAATCCGACATTAGTCTGGATTATCTGCAAAGCCTTGAAATGGAAATCCACCAACTCGCTGACAGCCTGGATGGCAATACCATCGTCAAACAGCTGCCGTGGAGCAGTGACAAGACAGACGACGAAATCAGAAACCTGTGCGAAGGGATTGCACTGGAGATCAAGGCGCGCAAGCAATCGGTTTACGATTTCTGGACGGGCACGGATGGGATAGGAAAATAATATGTTTCCATCCATCATTCGAGGCATATTGCTGGGGGTGGCCATTTATGTTCTTGCCCTTATGTTTGCAACAATACAGATGGTGCACGCACAGGATTTCAATTCATGGCTAGATGCCTGCGCGCCATACCGTGCAGACGTTGAGCGGATTCTTGACGAAGAACATGTGGACCGCAGCTATTACTTTCTCATGGTTGCCGAATCGCGGTGTACGGACAGGGCAATCTCACCCAAGGGCGCGGCGGGATTCTGGCAGCTCATGCCATCGACAGCAATCCATTACGGATGTCTTGATGTTCACGACTTGGAATGCTCCACACGCGCAGCTGCGAGGTATATCAGACACCTTGGGGCAACTTTTAAACGGTTTGATGATATCATTGCCGCCTACAACATGGGGGGGCATAACCTTATGGCTCGCGGCAAAACAAAACAGGCCATTGGGCTTATCAATACTGTCCACAGGATGATGCAGGCAGACAACAGGAGGCATAAATGACCATATCTGACCTAATTGCACAGCTCACTCGGATTATGAAGTCCACAAGCCCGACAACACAGGTCAAGCTCGGAAGCACATATAACAGCACAGCAAACCCGTTTGATGCTTTTGAAGTACGCAAACCAATAGAGGGCAAGGATGTTTACCTGGTACCGTCCAATATCTGGGATCGACATGCACTAAAACGGATGGCAGAGAGGGAGGTTCAATGATGGAGGACATAAAGCTAAAGGCGGCACGGGAAGGTGCCTTCGACGCCCTGGGAAGGCTAGCAGATCTTGCCTGGAAACTACTCCAGGATGAGCAGTTTGCCATGGCATCAGGATGTTTTTTTAACCTCTCAGAGGAGTGCATCTATGCAGAGACGGGCATGGATGAGGAGCTGTTTGAGCAGTTCCACAAGGATATTCAGGCCTTGGTCTGTGACTACGTCCAGAAGTCAGAAGAACAGCAAATGGGATGATCCATAAATGAAGCCATCAATATTTATTGTAGTTTGCATGCTCTGCGCGCTCAATCTCACCATTTACATAACCAAAGATGGCGAGTGCGTGCGCATCGAGACAAATTACAACACTTATCCATGCACCGAGGAAGTCAAGTTGGACACTGGTTGTTGGGATGAAGAAGGGAACACACAGCTCTGCGGGGCAAGGTGGATAGAAGTGGAGAAAGGACAATGACGTTAAAAGAATTAGAGGATTACTGCAAGCACATGCGGAAACATGAAGGCGTTTCTGGAAATGAAACCGTATGGATGCTGATTCAACCCGTCGAAAACGCCACCGCCATCCCTTATCAGGTTGGCTCACTGATTTGCATGAAAGGATGCAAAGGTAATCAAAAGGATATTCCCCTGGTTATGCCTGATTTAGATAAACCACCCATGTATGTGATTGCAACGAAGAATGGAGAGGAATAATGGACAGGCACCAGGCAGCGTACTACCGCCGACGCATACGGATCCTTGACAAGATCATCGGCGATTTTGATAAAATGTGTGCACAGATCTATGCATATGAGGCTGTAACCCTTGAATGTGGCGGGGGATGTTTTAGCGCTTATGTCGAGCGTCTGGAAAAGATCAAGGGCGATTTTGAAGCGTACCGTGAGGAGCTCCAGAGGGAGCTGAACAGATGAGATTCCTCGAACACTCCGAACAAGTCTCACTCATGCAGTGGTGGGCACTTGCCCACAAGCAGTTCGGCATTCCCGAAGCGTGTTTGTTTGCCATCCCAAACGGTGGCGAGCGCAATGTCATTGTGGCCAGCAAACTCAAGGCCGAAGGCGTCCGCGCCGGTGTGCCGGATCTGTTCCTGGCATGTGGGAGCAGTTGTTTTAACGGCCTGTTCATTGAAATGAAAAAGACCAGAGGCGGGCGCGTTTCGGAGGCACAGCGCGCTTATCTGGACATGCTCACCGGACGCGGCTATCTGGCTGTGGTGTGCAACGGTTGGATAGAAGCAAAGCAAATTATTGAACAGTATTTGAGAGGACAGAATCATGCTCAATAAAGTCATGCTCATAGGCCGTCTTGGCCATTCTCCAGAATTGAGACAAACGCAGCAGGGCAAATTGGTCTGTTCATTCACGATGGCCACCGATACAGGCTATGGTGAGAACAAAAAGACCGACTGGCACAAAGTCACTGTTTTCGACAAGGCCGCAGACAAATGCGCCAAATACCTGCACAAGGGCTCGTCGGTCTATGTCGAGGGCAGGCTATCTTATTACACATACGAAAAAGACGGCATCAAACGGACAGCAGTGAAGATCATTGCAAACGATGTGCGATTCATCGGCGCAAAATCTGACAATCCGGAATATGCCCCGCAGCCAGATGATGGCTATCAGCCGCCGATGAGCGACGACACTTTTGAGGGATACCCGCTCAATGACGAAGTGCCGTTTTAGGTGAACACAAAGCATGAACACAAAAACGGCTTGCAATTTCTGTGGAATATGGCTGGCAATGGCGGCGTCAGACACCTTGATGGGGAATCCACTTGGTGCATTACAGCGAGGTGCACGCGATTATTGCAACCGTTCCATTTTTTTTCTTTGTGTGACCGATAAGAAGTCGGTGAAGTGGATGTTTGCAATGAACGAGATTCAGAGTTTTACAAGTGAGCGGTTTGGCCAGGTGCGCATCGTGGATCGCGATGGTGAGCCGTGGTTTGTGGCAAAGGATGTATGCGAGTGCCTTGGGGTCGTTAATTCGCGGGATGCTGTGGCACGTCTTGACGACGACGAGAAGGATGTCGGAAAAGCCGACACCCTTGGTGGAAGCCAAGACATGACGCTGATTTCCGAATCCGGGCTTTATGCCCTGATCATGCGATCGAACAAACAGGAAGCCAAAGGTTTCCGAAAGTGGGTGACAGCAGAAGTCCTGCCGTCCATCCGAAAGCGCGGCGTGTATGCGACGCAAGATTTCATCCAGAGATCGATTGACGATCCAGACTGGGCGATTTCGATGCTGCTCAATTTCAAACAGGAGCGCGAGCGGCGCAAGCTGGCTGAAGCACAACGCGACGAAGCTATCAAAACAAAGGCATGGATTGGCACGCGTCGAGAGGCCACAGCTATGAACACGGCCTCGCAAAAATCCAAAGAGTGCGAGCGTCTGAAAGAGCAGCTTGGCGATGCACAGAACTGGAAAGCGGTCACGGCCATTCCCTGGCTTCGTGACTTTTTCGCCTTATCCAAAGGGCTGTATGGCGCAATCGCGAACAAACTCAAAGCGATATGCATTGAACATGGCTTTGAACGCCGCGACATCCCAGATGTGAAATACGGCACGGTCAAAGCCTATCCCGTGGAAGCGATCAACATTCTGCTCATGCGTGTAATGGCCGATCCGAACATGCTCGGAAAGTATAGGATTGCATGAAGTGAGGTGAACGATGAAATGTGATAAATGCGACAATGAAGCTACGTTTAAGCGTGAATGGCTGAGTAGAGATATCCAGGGAAAGGTTACGGAAAAGATGGAGTACATCTGCAATCATTGCCTTAACCAGGAATATAACTTTTGCATAGAGCCTGAATGTGCATATTGCGGTAAAAAATTGAATGTCGTGTGTAGCAATTGCGATGATAACGACTATGAACACAATTTGTATTGTTCTTACGATTGTGCGCGAAAAGCCTACGGCTTTTGTCGGATTTCGAGTGATGTCATAGACGATTAAGGAAAACGTGGAAGGAGACGAAACATGGATGCAAACGCAATTGTGAATGAAATCGGCAAAATAAACGCCAATATTCAAGCCTGGGAATCCGAATGCTCTAAATTGCACTACCACCTGTCGAAATACGAAGACAGCATAGTTCAAGGCAAAACACGATTGGACGAACTGTGGACACGGCTTAGGGCTACCCTCGATGCCAAAGACGAGACAGCCAAACCGCAGACAGACGATACGCCACAGACGGACGACGATGCTGAATATGCCATTGTGAAACAGACTGTGAAGATAATAGCCGTTGGACGATGCAATGATCATCCAAGCGTGAACGTGATCGCCAGAAACATTGAGACAGGAACAGAACTCAGGCTCTTTACCAACCAGAAATCACTCATCGAAACATGCTTTAACGGGTTTGGGAAAAAGGCTGACGTGGAATTTGAAAGTAGTAGCGGGAAGCTGCTGGGGGTGAGTGTCTGCGAGTGAACAAACAGCCCGCCAATCGGCGGGCTGTTGCGCTTTATCGTTAAGCACTAACGGCTACGCTTCGAGTCCGCAGCTGGACTCGTCGGTTGTAACGATACCGACGTTCGGATTGAATGCGCTTCAATCGGGCGAGTTTGTTGCTACTGGACGTCCAGTTTGATGATAACGTCAAGCGTTGATACAGGCATGCATTGGGCGATATGCGCGAGAAAAGGTTTTCTTTCTTCGTACAAGGACACAACAAGCGCTGAATACTTGCGAGAAACTTCAACCCACTTAGGCTTATCTTTGGTCCCAATGCATGCAGCCAATTCGTTTGGGGTTGGTTCTGCCGGATCGTTTGTTTTGGAATAAACAAGCAATGCCTCTGTCACACCTTCAGCATTTCGCTTTACGCCTTCGACGTTGACCAGATAGACATTGCACGGCCTGTCACATCCATCTAGCTGTATCGACAAGTAATTTTCTGTACATTTCTCCATCTCAACCCTCCATAACAATTACAACACAGGTTCTTTCGAATCAGCTCTGTCGCTGTTCACATCCCCAAAGAAACCGTGAATGTAGACCTCGTATTTCCCTTTGAGGTGTTCACGAAGAAACTCCCAGAGGTCGATCATCTTTTGGTTGAACGCTTTCATGTGCTCCTCGGAATCCCAATCGCGTTCATAATACCCATCGTCGTAGCAAGTAGTGTCGAACTCCTCCATAAGAGGGTAACATGCGTCACAGATTGCTTGATCTTCCCAAAGTTCACGTGAATCATCGGAACATCCATCAAAGACATCGGTACTACCCCAATAATGATTCCCTTCTTCATCGGTTGACCATAACCACAAACAAGGACATGCGGCTTCAAATTTTATCTTTAGCTGCCTCATAAACGTTCTGGGCTATTCACCCCAAAAATTCTGTCCTCATGGACATTTATTGAAACAGCAATGGTCTTGCCATGCCATTCACCTTTATAGACAATTCGCGGAGATGAATCACCTTTTTTATGATAATTTCTCTGCCGCTCACCTTTTTGCCCAGTCGCCAATAACTCAAGTAGCCCATCAACAATATTCTCCTCAAGGTCAAATACACGCACCAAATAGTCGTGATGGTTTTCCATCATGTGCGTTAACCCCGCTCTATCTACCACAACAGGCCTTTTTCCGACCATCCGAACAGCGATGACGCTCTCTGGATTTCGTTCTGGGTGTGACTTGTGCCAGCGATCAACGAGTACTTTTTCTTCGTCCGTGAAAAGTTGCCCGCCACGTGCTTTCTTGCGACGTTCGGCGATTTTGTCTGTGAGCTTGACTGCCTCAGTGCGCGGCATATCTCCATCGGTTTGCCTGCCATAAGGGAAGCCTGGCATGACCATCGAGACGTTCATGGCGTTTCGCAACGTCCTTGCGGAACTTCCGAAGTCATATAGCCAAGCGTCAAACCGCTCCTTCGCCATCTCGACGGCATCCCGCACCTTTTGCCACCACTTCCCGAAGGCGGTGCGCGGCTCGATGGCATCCGTTGCATCCGGCTTTGCCAGCTCAAACGGCTCGGGCGTCGCCTGTTTGACGACCTCGTCATTCGGCAGGTCGGCATCCTGCCTAAGTTTGCGTGCATCGGTGCGTTGCTCGATTTCGTCCTCGAGGTCGGCTGCGCGTTTGGGATCGGGCTTGGGGATCGACTCGTCGAGTTTGGCGGCGCGTAGTTGGAGCTTTTCGGCGTCGAGTTCGGCCTTGAGAATCTTGGTACGGACGTTATCCAGATGCTCGGCCTCGATGGCGGCCTGGGGCAGGGTAATCGGCGCGTCAGCATAGAGTTTGGCGTTTAGCTTTTCCTGGCTTCCAATCTCATCGAGGATGTTGCCCACATCGTCGTTGACGTGCCGCGCCTTAATCTCGATGGCCTCGCCCTGCTGTTTGACGGCCTCGGCCAGTTCCGCCCGCCGCTGTACCGACTGCGTATCCTCGGTGGCCTGATTTGCCTGCAGGACACTCAGGAACGGTGCTGGGGCATCGGAGAGACGCGCAGACTGCGCGTCTCTCCGGTCGATCTCTTGGACATCATCATCGGTGAGCCCGAGCTTCTTGAGTTCGTCGTCATCGAGTTCGATCCCCGAGTAGTCCCATGTGTCCTCGTCATCCCAGTCGATGACCGGGACCGTGACACTGCGGCAGTTTGGATGCATCGGCGGGAAGTTCCATCCCGTCTTTGCATCGGCCACGTTGAACACCTGACCATTCAGATCGGCGCAGACATCGCAGGTGCGCGAATCGATAGCAGAGACGAATTTATATTTCTTGATACCCTTGGCCTGGTATTCGGCCAACGCGGCCTGATTCGACAGGTGGTTAAACTCGGTGCGGACGAGGCGCAATGCGTTGGAATGGCTCACGTTCATGCGCGTCATGAGGTCGCCCGCCATATCGTAGGCACCTTTGTTGTGTGCAAAACCGTTCTCGATGATTTCGCGTGCCTCGCGGATGAGCTTTTCCTTGTCGTCCCATATTCTGTCCGAGAAATCGCCGTATTGCCAGTTTTCTTTGGCTGCGCGCTCAACCTGTTTGGGATGCCCAACACCGAGGTTTTCTTTCACGTCTCCCAGCATCGACAAATCGGCAGAGTTCATCCACAATGCCGTGTTGACGACGTTGTTTGAACGCGCATTCATCTGCTGTTCCTGCGTGCCGCCCAGCTTGACGATCTCGGCTTTGATGTTGCTTTCGAGCGCTTCCTTGCGCGTGAGTTCACGGACTTTTGACAGCTTTTCAAACTCGGTATCGTAGGCGCGCAGTTTGTCGTTATTCGGGTCTTTTTTGATCATCTCCCGAATGATCTTGCGCTTGCGCTCCAACTCCTTTTTGAAGTCCTGCAACTCGCCACGTGACAGCTTTCGCCTGGCTTCATCTTCGGAAATGCCGGCAGCCGTCGCAAAATCCCGATAGAATTTGTCGATCTCACTGCGCACGGCGTCCCTGGCATCGCGATAGGCGCGGTCGGAATCCCTGCGGACTGCATCAACCTGCCTATCCGTTGCCAGTACTCGGGACTGCGCGCGATCTTCCCAGTACTTTTCCTGCTTTTTCTGACGTGCCTTGCGGAGTGCGGCACGCTGGTCGGGGGTGACCTTCGACTTGCGTGCCATGGATTAAGCCTCCGAAGCGCTTGGGGGCGTTGCGGGGGTATCCCCCGCAGAGGGGGACGGCGCGTATTGAGCCGGTAGAGACGTGCGGTCTGCACGTCTCTCCGGCGAAATAGCACCGGAGGGGGACACTTCCCCCGCCTCACGCCCATCCACGCCGCTCAATTCCTCATCGATGCGCTCGATTTCATCATCGACTGACTTCACCCACGGATGATTTGCCAGAACCGTCCGCTGCGAGAGCAGGTCTTTGGACTGCACGCATTCCTGAATCGTTTCGGCCTCGTTCACCGAAATGTCGGTGTTAAACACGAAGCCCACCGTCAGACCGTCGAAGTTGCCGATGTGCCGCGCCGCCGCATCGATGTTGATGAAATACAGAAGCGATTCGAGCGCCGCCGCAAACTCGTTGCCGATGGCCGCGCAGTTCATGTCGAGATCGCTGTAACGCAGACGAATGGCCACACCGGATGTGTTGCCCTGTGCCGCATCCTGGGCATCCACGCCGCACGCCGCGTCGTAGATGTCTTTTCGAAGCCTTGCCAAATGGGCCTCGCTCGCATTCGTATCAAGCGTCACCTGTTTGATCTCGATGTCACCGCCCTCGCCAACGAACGCCACGCCCAGCGTATGCAGATTGTGGATGAACTTCGTCGTACCGCTTCGGTCGGATTCCTGCGCCGTATCGCTCGCCGCCTGCCCCTCGTACCCGCGAACGACCTTCAGTGAGTCCGGCGCGTCATGAATGGCATTGGACATATCGGAAGAGGTGTTGTCGTAGTCGTCGATGGCGGGCTTGATGTATTTTAAGAGCGGGATTTCGCGTGCGTTGTATTTGAACGGAACGAACGGCACGCGGCCCCAATCCGCATCGATGCGCTGGCCGTTTTCTTCCAGCTGGATATGCGCGTGCTGGCTTTCGGCTTTGAGCTGGCCGCTGTCGAACGTGTAGGCCGTCATCGTGTGATCGTCATACACCTCGACATGCTCGTTCTTGTCTTCGGGATCGTCTTTGTACACGCGGATCACGCCGCGCAGTTCCAGGTGATCGCCGTCCTTCCAAATCGGGATGATTTCGCGGCTCGGAATCATCTTGAACGCCAGATTCCCGGCTTCGTCGTAATAGACCTGTAGCCAGGCGACGGCGCACAAAATCGCCTCGGTACACAGACAGCGCAACCGCCGCATGAACGCCCTGTCAAAGATAGAGTTCAGGTGTTCGGCGTACTTTTCGTCGTCGCAGTCAATCGACAGCTCTTTGGCCAAAAGATAGTTCACCTTTTGATCGACGAGCTTCGGGAAAAAGGGATGTGCAATTTTCGAGTTGGATAGCCGCTTTGGCTCGATCTCCTCACCGTTGTTCCCGATGAAGAACCGACGCCGTTTCATGATGTCACTGTCGTTTTCGTAATAACGCGCAGCCACATCCATGAACTGTTTTCGCGGGTCTTTTTTGTCCTTTGTTATCTTTTCGAGAATATAATCAGTTGTGAACTTATTCTGCATGATGCGTCTCCGAATCATCGGAGCAACCGCCAAGTAGCTTGTTTGAGTTGGAGACGCGGTGCGCAGATTGTTTTTTGAGGTTAGGTTGCTGGGGGCACCTTTTCTTTTGTACCAAAAGAAAAGGGTTCCCCCAGATCCCCTCCCAAAGAAAAGCAATGTTTATAAATTTTGGCGTAGTGCCTTAATTTTAGCCAGAAATGCCCGCCATGCGTGGTTTCCAGTCTGGCCGGTAACTTCGTTGATATCGTCGCCCATAAACGGTCTCGGGCACCATTTGCCCGTCACGTCGTAATGGCGCACGATGTGATCCATCGGGATATGGTATTTGTCGGCCAGATCGGCCACGAGTTGTGCGCCGTCATTGAATACTTTTTCGGTGAAATACCAATCGCGGTCGTTCACGGATTTGGTCTTTGTATTGCGTTTGTGTTCGACCAGATCGACGCCGATGGCGTTGCTGTTGCACGCCGCGCATTTGTTGCTTTTTTCATAGGGACAATGCCAGGCCGTGTTTCTATCTTCTACAGTCTGATAGATGGCGTCATCTCCGACGAGGTAATGTGTAGAAACAGTGCGTTTCCACGTCTGCATGGCGTCTGCGGTTTTCTTTGCGCGCCCCTGCGAATTTCTGTCGCCAGTGTAATGCACGATAATCCACGCGATTGTATTGTTTCCGCGATGACCATACCGCGATTTGCGCTTTCCATCATTGGGGTCGATAAAGAAGCGCTCCTTGATAATGCGCCGGATGATATTCATGGCTTGCGCTCCATCGACAATTGTATCGTTGTTTTGATTTCTGACAGTGTGGCCTGAAAGTTGTTGAAAGCAGCAGTGTTGTCTTTCAAAACCTCAATCATCTGAGCGTTCGCTTTTGCCATTTCTGCGGCATCTGTCGCTTTCGCCGCAAGCAGTGTGCGAATTTCTTTTTCCAGATCGCCCGTCTTCTTGAACAGATAAACGACGACAATACATAGAATCGCAATGATGGCATACAGTCCATAAGTAGAAATACTCTGCGCAACAGGTTCAATGGCTTCCATAATCACTCCCCCTCCTGAATCGCGGCGACAAGCGCCTCATGTTTGGCTTTGCAGATATCGAACGCTTCCATGTAGAGCGACAGCACACGAACGAGATCGGCATTGGTTTTGACATCGCCGATCACAGGCTCAATACATGGCTGCATCAATACTGTCGGCGGGTCGATTCTCACTTCCGGAACCGTCACCGGCTGTGGTGTCGCAGCCGAGCAGCCGCCGGATATCATCAGGCACAGGCTCGCAAAGCCAGTCCACCGCCTCGGGTGAATCGATACTCGACAATTCTTCCATGCGTTCTTCGTGTTCATAGTGCGCTTCCTCGGAATTGTTCACAAACTGCGTCAACGCTTCATCCAATCGCCGCGCGGTTTCTATAATCCGCAGGCGTTCGGCGTCGCGCTGTGCAATCGCCTCGCTGAGTTGCGCCTGTAACTCTTTTGCCCTGGCATCGGCCTGCTCAATTTCTGCCATCAACTGCTTGGTATTCTCGTGTTGGCATTGTGTAATGCCCGCGAGGATGACGATGAGCACAATCGAAATGATAAATGTAATATTGGACAAAGACATAAACGCAACTCCATCAATAACGGCATAAACATCCGTTTTGCATAGAATTGGCGCTGTCTTTCGCAAATACAAGTAATTATTAGAAAATTGTTAAGAAATCGAAAAATCTTAATAAGAAATTGAAGTATTGAATTTTTGCGTTCTCCTTTTGGGCAAACAAAAAGCCCCGTTTCGGGACCTGTTTAAAAGGTCATGGGGCCGTCTTTTTCCGCAAATCCCTCATACAAAGCCGCATCCGCACACACCGCCGCGCGCCGCAGCCAGTCCATCAGCGCAAGCCGCATAAAGTGATCCCCCTGCTCAATCTTCGTGGCCACGCGCTCTGCCATCGCCGCGTCGGCATACGTTCTCGACTGCCGCACATACGCACACAGCAACGAATCACACCACAGCACATCGTCACTCGCCGCAAGCACGCGTCCTTTGAATATCCGCGCCAGATATCGCATATCTTCCAGATTCAGCGCCCGCTTCACGCGCCGAAATCCGTCTTCGAGAACCATCCAGTAGGCCGTCAAATCCCGCTGCATCTGGCCGCTTCGGTTCGCGCCCGACTGCGCCGCCCTGGCATCCACCCGCGCAATCTGTATGTTATCAAACGACAGCGACACCGGCTTTTTCTTTGGTCGCCGCACCGTCCCGCCCACATGAATCACCTTCACGCCTGGCTGTTTTGTCAAATCGCCGTCGAATTCATCCGTCATTGTCATCGCGTCCATACGTCCCTCCAAAAATTCAAAACTGCGAAATCTTGTTAAGAAATCGCGAAATCTTAATAAGGTTTTAACATATTGAAATTATGAAATCAGAAATTTTTGAGCATTGAACTTTTGGGAGGGGGAAGTCTCCCCCTGCGCGTCTATGGCTCACCCTCTCCACCTGGTCGATATGCGTCCTTCCCCCCTTTCCCCTCTCTAATGGAGAGGGGAGGGGGGATGTCACCGATAGGTGACAGGGGGGAGGGGTGAGGCCAATACGCCGCTACCCCCTCGGATCGTTGCAATACCAAGTCTCTACCAAGAGAACCGCTTGATTCCCAGCCCCTCGGTCGCATATCGCAGCGCATCGATCAGGTGGTTGAACTCATCGACGGGAACGGTCAGATACTGGCCGTTCATCTTGTCTTTGGCCCAGACGTAATTCGAGAATTCGACGATGGCATTCACGCACCGTGGATGGATGATGATGTGGTAATCCTGAAGCCTGGCAATGCCGTCCCGCACGCTGTTCTGTCCTTTTTTCGCCGGCTTGATGCGGAAAAGGCCGCGCTTTTTGAGTTCGGCAATGGTGCCTGGCTGTGCCGAGTCGGCGATGATTTCGGCACCGTCAAACCCAAGCGCCTTGATCTCCCGGTACATGTCATCGATCAGCAGGTGTGTCTTGTAAATCTCATTGCACAGGTAGATTTCGCGTTTTCGCGTGTCGATCATGGCATGGATGAATGCCGTCGGGTCCTGGCTAAACCCAAAGTCCAGCCCAAATCGCTCGATGTACCGGCATTCGCCATAGTCCACATAATCGTGATGCATGGCATCAACATCGAAATCCTTCGTTTCCCAATTCTCAAAAACCTGTCCCTCGCTGATTCCCCATTCGCCGTTGCCTTCAATCGCAAAACGGCGCGGATTCTCGACTTTCATCTGTTCAAACAATGCCAGGTCAGCATCCGATAGGAACTCGTTGCACGTGTAATTCCGTGTGATGGCCATGACATTCGGGTTGTCCTGGCTGTCGAAGAAACGATGCTTGATCCAGTGTTTATCTGACCACGGATTGAGCGTCAGCGTGTGCTGAATGAATAGCTCTTTGGGCATTTGGCCACGCAGTGACAAATCCACTTTGTCGAACGCCGATTCATCGTTGATCTGGAAGGCTTCCTCCCACCAACACCAACAGATGTGACCTTTTTCGACAGTGATAGACGTGATGGACTGCGGATCGTCCAGTCCGCGAAACAGAATCTTTTGTCCCGTCGGTTTGAACGTCATTTCGAGCGGTGACATTGTTGCTTTCCATAATGCACCCACGCCCATTCGATTGATCGCCCACTGAATCTGTGCAAACGTCGAATTGCGGTGGGTGTTGAAATACCGACGCAGAACGAGCGTGTTTGCGCTCGGTGTGCGCATCATGCGGATGACGATCCACAGGGCAGTTGTGGTCGATTTCTTCGAGCCACGGCCACCTTTTACGATACGATAACGGCCCCTGAACCGCCAGAAGTCGTCATATCCACCGCCCATCATTTCGGCCACATTGATGTGAATGTCTGTCATCTTTCATCCCATGGATCGGCAGTAATAAACACATTCATCTGGTTGCTGCCATCGTCACGTGTGAGCCCCGTGAGTTTGTCCAGACCGTCGCACAGCTGCGCAACCGCGCTTGTTGTCTGTGCCGTCAGAATCGGCATCATCAGGATGCGCTGGGCTTCGATTTCTGCCTGTTGCGGCGTCAAATCCGGAGGCGGGTTGTCTATCATGGCCTGTGCCATGGCTTCCTGTGCAATCTTCCTGCGATTCCGTTCCTCGGCGATGGCATCGAGCGCATCGAGACGTGCCTGCACACTGCGTTCATACGTCCATCGGTTGCGCTGTTCCTCTTCGGTCCGATGCCGTTCAAGTTCTGCCTGATACGCAGACATGACCTCTGGTCGCTGAAGAAGCTGATAGGCAGTCCGCGCAACGCGATCCCTCGGACTGTTGACTGAATTTGGATAGGCTTCAAGATAGGCGTCCGCACGATCCTTTCCTGCCGCCAATGCCCTCACAAACACCTCGTGCCTGGGCAATATTTTTTTATCTTTTTTTATCTTTTTTTTGGTCATCTGTTTACCCATAAACCCAAGCAAATCCGCATGGATTATAGCGGATTTTAACATTCATTTCAGCGAAAACAGGTAAACACCAAGGCACAAAAATGCACCCATTCGGGAACAAAATGGCAGGATTTTGCAAAATCGAATGCGTTTTTCTGCCTATTTTTGCAAAAAATGTGCGTTTTTGTGCAAAACAGAACCGACGGCGATGCAAAAACACCGCATCAATGCTCACGCTGATCATTTTGCCGACGTCGGCAAAATGATCGGGCAACTACGAATAATCCTCGGTGGCTGTTTCGAAAATTGCAACAACCACACAAGACCGCCTGTTTTTCGTTCTACGGCACGTTTTAAATCCGACGGTAGGAACATGCCCAGAACTCAAAACGCACTCTGCGTAAAAATCCGGCCACTTCCTGACGGCGTTTTCAACCCGTGACAATCGTTCACGGTTTCCAGAATACCAGGAACGCCCCGTCTTGTTTCACAAACTGGGCCCCTGTGCCGGCACTCAGCTGCGCCACAGCATCCTCAATCGACCCGGTAAACGTCGGATGCACTTTCACGCGCACTACATCCGAAGGCGTTGGCTTCACACACGTCCCCTCGAACGCCTGCTTCAGCACAGCGATCACATTCGGCTGCACGCCGTTCATTCCAAGGTGCACACGCGCCCGCTGCATCCTGGCTCGGGCAAGAAGTTGTTTGGTTTGTTTGGTGGTGAGGGTAGAAATTGTATTATTCATCGTCATTAGCCTCGTCATCTCTAATTTTGAAATTCAAACAGTTCTCATAGTCTTGTCCATCAATGCGTTCTGTATAGGCTTTCACATAAAGCCCTTTTTCGTGACAACGAATTGCTTGTCTATAATCATCCTGTGACAGTTTGATTTTAACAGATTGCACTTTGTCGGAATCATCCATATATTTCAATGTGATAAAACCATACTTTCTTGTTTCTGGATCTTCTGTCGCCTTAAATTCGGCAATACGTCCCTCATACTGCGTTTTTCCATTGAGTTTCTTTTTTACACTAGACAATACATCTCCAATCCTTCCTGCATAATCGTGACGAAGATGAACTGTTTTGATTGGTGGAACCTTACTATGGCAAAGTGTATTCCAATGGGCATCAATTGTTAGCTTGCTTGTAGGTTTGCTGATGAGCGAATGTACTGAACTTAAAAAGGTCGCACTCATCTCAATATTCTCTGAATTCGAAAACATATTCTCATCAAACGATCCATCGTCCATTGTCGTTCTAATTTTTTGGATGCCCTCTAAAATCTTAAGTTCTACTTTTCTTGAGAACGAATAATCATTAAGAGGTCGTTGTTCTCCAATTTCAATATCGGGACAAATGACAGGCACTTGATAGCTGCCTATTTCAGTTTGACCAAATCTGCAATTGTCTATGAATTTTCTCGACACCTCACAGGCCCTACCTGTTTGATAAATCTTCGGATTCATAACGTCCATTGCAGCAGAATTAATCAGCTTTTTTGTATTTGAATAAAAATTAACAATTTCATCAATGTTATAAGTGCCGGCAGTGATCGATTCATTCTCCAAATGGAAATTGAGAATATCAGACTTTGGAAACATGATCTCCATCGCCAATACGGAATCTGATAACCCAGTCATTTCTTTCAGGATTTCAAATGCCTCGGCCATTGCATGTTTAGCGTCTTTCAGTTCATCGTTTAATGGAACTGTAATCTGTTCCATAACATCGCCGTCATCAGAAAACTTTTGAAATATCGCAATATCAGTACGCTTTGTCGGAAATTTCTCCCAATTGAGATCGTGAAGGTATCTGATGAGCTTAAACCTATCGATTTGTTCAAAATAGTTGTTCCTCATAGTGCCTCCGCAATCTCAATTAAAATGCTGTTTAATTTGTCAGCTGTAAGCAGATCTTCTTTTTTGTCAAAAATTATTGTTGTTCCAGAGGTGTTGCCATTTTCAGAAAATCCCTTCAACGACTTTATATACATACACTTACGAATACAAAGCTCGTCCACTGTGAGTCGAATCCATTCTCTTTCGTCGCGTGGAAGAACAAGCAGTGCAACGTAACTTGGTGGTATTGCATCAAGACGCAAATCATTTAAGTTGTCTTGATCCAAAGGATAGTGGATGGTGGTTTCGGTTTCGGTCAATTGTTTTGATGTCGATTTTAGTTGAATCCCCGCAGACACCTTAATCTCACGATTGTCGCTAGGACGTTTTACCCACTTTTTTATGGTCGCATCAACATCATGCGCATCATGGTCTTCTCTTTGGCAAGCAATACCCTCGGCTGCCGAAATTGCGTTCAGGTAGCTAAATGATAACTCCTCTCTTCGTCTGTTATCCGACAGAATCTCTCTTTTCTTCTCCATCTCCACCTCCGTGCGGCATCTCGCCATCTTGTGCGCGAAAGCATCCCTGGTGGTACGAAACCACCCGGCATCCCCCATCATACCCAATCCCATCCCCCAAAGCGAGCGATTTGAAACAAAATAGCCATCCCACATCATCCAGGCAGTTCGCGACACTGCCTGGAATACGTGAAATGGCTTGAGGGATAGTTTGGGCATCAGCCTATCCATACCGATACCCGCGTTTTCACGGTTTAACGAGGTTGGAAAACACGTCCGAAACGAGACTCGTCCCTGGCAATGCAACCTTGCGGGTTACGCGCTCAAAGGGAAAACTCAGCCTCAAGTACTGCTACCGGTTAGCAGAACAAAGCGGCATCCCCCATCATACCCCACCCCACACCCCAAAGCAATCCCAACCTCGCCGCCACCACCACTCTCAATTACGCTATATTGAGTTATACTATATTATATTAGGCAACCACTAAACCGTTGATTTCATTGGGGAAATTTTAAGGCGGCTCGTAGGCTCCTCAAAGAGCCTCGTAGGCTCCTCAAAGAGCCTCGTAGGCTCCTCAAAGAGCCTCGTAGGCTCCTCAAAGAGCCTCGTAGGCGGCTCGAAAAAAATCTCACAAAAAACTTGACCCCAAAATCCTTTCGTGTATCGTTTAGCGCGTTGGGAGGATTCAAACACTCCTTGTCGATAGCGCTGACAGCCGCGATATTGCTGTTTTTTTATGCCTGAATTCGGCCAATCTTTTAAGGCCGGGTTGCGATTGCCTATAAAAGACCCGCAAGGGGAAAGGCCGTCGGGTGACTATCGACACCGTTTGAACAATCCCGGCATCTGTCTCGCGTTCATGTGTTTCAAACCGCTTGAACGTTCGTATCAAACCACGTCGATAGGAGCCGAAAAATGAAAAAAGTGCACCCGCCATAGGTCTCACGAGTGTTTATCTGCCTTTTGTTACTGAATTTTTGTATAACACTCATTGGGAGACTGCTATGTTTTTAAACATGACCATCGCAGAGGCGGAACAGATCGCCGCTGCACACGAAAACGAAGAAAACTGGGATTTCTGGACGTTCATTTCACAGCGCACCTACGAACAGGCACTCCAGACCTGTAATGAAGAACAAATGCGCACTATCGAACACTGCACAATCACGGAGGATTGCCATGAATAACCCACGCCAAATCACCTATTCCATGTTCACCGCCTGGCTTTCCTGCCGCCAAAAGTTCGATTACCGCTACAACCGCTGCATCGTCCCGCGCGAAAGCGCAACCGCGCTCATGTTCGGCTCTGCCGTCCACAGCGGCCTCGAAACCTGGTTCAAACTGCACGACATCGACAAGGCCGTTGAAGCCGCCAAACGCTCCGACCTCTCCGACACCGACCAGGTCAAGGCAACCGAACTCGTCCGAGGCTACTGGGAAAAGTACCCACGCGAAGATTTCACCGTCGTTTCCATCGAACAGGAATTCGCCACGCCCCTCATCAACCCCCAAACCGGCGCACCATCCAAAACATGGGAACTCGCCGGAAAAGTGGACGGCATCATCGAACGCAACGGCGAACTCTGGATTCTCGAACACAAGACGGCCTCAAACGCCAATGACGACTACCTCAACCGCATCGAAATCGACATGCAGATCGCCTTCTATGCCATTGCCATGCAGCAGGTCATGGAACGCCCCATCGTCGGTGCCCTCTACGACGTGCTCGAAAAGCCCGCACTCCGTCTCAAAACTAACGAAGACATCGACACCTTCCGTCTGCGCGTCCGCGATGACATCGACGCAGACAACTACGTCCGCCGATACGTCCGGTTTGCCGACGGTTTCCTGCCCCTGCGCCAGTCCATACTTTGGGCGATGTGCCGCGAAATCCGGCACGGCGCAATCTGCCCCAACACAAGCGCATGCCTTCAATACAGCACATGCCCGTATCTGCCGCTCTGCCGCGCCTGCGGTGATCTCCAATGCGTCGAAGAATTCTACACCACACGCCAACCACATGAGGAACTCAGCCATGTTATTCGAAATTGATCTTAATACACGCGACTGCAAAACCATCAACGGACACAAACGCACGGCCATCGCCATCCTGCGCGGTGCCGCCGACGCCCTCAATACCATCAATCTCAACACCGCCGACCGCGCCTACAAACAGCTCGCCGCACGTCAAATCGACACCATTCTGGGCCAGATCGACGAACTCATTGCAATCCGTCAAACACTCATCAACGAAATCAGCGCATAAGGAGACAACATCATGGCATTCACCAAGGCAACCAAACAGGCTACATCCATCAAACTCGCCATCTCAGGCCCCGCCGGTTCCGGCAAAACCTACAGCGCGCTCCTCATCGCCAAAGGCCTCGGCGGCAAAACCGCCGTACTCGACACCGAAGGCGGCAGCGCGTCCCTTTACGCCGATTTCTTCGACTTCGACACCTGGGACGAACTCGATCCCAACGGCTTCCCGCCCGAATACTTCATCTATGTCATCAAGGCCGCCGAAGAAGCCGGTTACCAGAACCTCATCATCGACTCACTCTCCCACGAGTGGAACGGACGCGGTGGCTGCCTCGAACTCGCCGACGCCATCGCCCGCGCCAAATACCGTGGCAACACCTTCGCCGCCTGGGTTGATGTCACGCCACGACACACCAAACTCATCGAAACCATCCTCAACACGCGCCTCAACATTCTCGCCACCATGCGATCCAAATCCGATTACGTCATCACCAAAGACGAAAAAACAGGCAAGTCCACACCGCAAAAAGTCGGCCTCGCCAGCATCCAGCGCGACGGCATGGACTACGAATTCACGCTCATGTTCGAACTCGACCGCGATTCCCACATCGCCAGCGCCGGCAAAGACCGCACCCACCTGTTCAGCGATCCCCTCATCATCACCGAGGAAACCGGACAGCGCATCGCCAAATGGCTCACCACGCCGCAGCCCGCCCCCGAAAAGCCGAAAAAAGCCGCTCAGCCCAAACTCGATCCCGCCTCTTACGTCCAGAACGACCTCGCCACGCGCCTGCAAAACGGCGAAACGCCCGAATCCATCACCAAGGACTACGCCGACATCCTCAAAACGGATGATGTGCGCCCTATCGAAGCCCTCACGCCGGACGAAATCAAGCTCATCGCCATCGAGCTCTACTGCCGCGCCAATCCGAACGCCCGCAAAAAGTCCAAAAAAGCAGATGCGGAATAGGTATGGTTTTGGTGGGGGAAGTCTCCCCCTACGGCACTATGCCGCAAGCGGCATACGCGCCTACCCCCTCTGCGGGGCACGCCCCGCAACGCCCCGGCAACACCAAGGAGGATGGCGGATAATGAAGTGGATGATTGACGCGGACTTTTTCAATGAGCGCATCGCAAGACGATGCGAAGAACCAATGACAAAGTATGACAATACGGGAGCTCATCGTATTTTCCTACTCATCTTTGCTCTCAGCAATTCAGTGAATGGCCATGCCTGGCAGGATGCCGCCGATCTGGCACTCCGGCTGGGCAGGCCGATCAAACAGTGCGAGCGCGTCTGGCAGCTCTGCATCGAAGAAAACGTCCTTCGGCCTGTTCCCGGCGGCTACTCGGCCATCGAGTGGATGCGCGAGAAAGGCTATTTCAACGACGACTGGAAATACCGCCAGCCGCAACGCCAAACCCCATATCAGCAACGCCCCCAACAGGCGCAACCTCAACCTGACCCGACATCATTTGTACCTGGTCAGTACCACACACGTTCCAAAACGGAATTTTAAGGAGTAAATCATGAGAAGTTTTAATTACCCCAAGTTCATCGCAAGAATGAAAGAAATAGCCAGAGAACACGGTGCAGAAAAAGCACTCATTTGGACAGAAATATATTTATCCATAATCAGTGCCGCTGAAGAAGCACAACGGTTTTGGGAACTATCGGACGAAGAAACGGGCGATATATGTCAAGAGCTACAAGATGTAATAGCTAGGTTAAGCGATATCAAAGAGGAAGAAGAAAATAGAGGTGAAGGCCAATGAATATCGAACAAACACGGCACCTTTTGACCTGGCTTTGGTCAAAATTCCCCAACAGCAAAGCACTCGCCGATGCCGACAAACAGACGACCATCTTCGCCTACTTCGACGAACTCTGGCAATACTCCCTCGAAGACGTGATCGCCGCCGCCCGCAAAGCACTCGCCGCCCAGCCGCACTTCGTCCCCTCGGCCCCGGAAATCGCCCACTACTGCACCAAAACCATCGACTACCAAAAGTACCTGCCCCGCGAATACGCGCAGCTCGAAAAAGCACTCGCCGATGCCGAAGCAAAGTACCAGGCATTCGAGGTCTACTCAGTCAACAGCGACATCCTGCACGAATTCAACATGCACGTCTTCTGTTATCCAGGCAACCTTACCCCCGAACTCCAAAAGGAACGCGACGAACTTCAAGCCAAACGCGACGCCGAATTCAGCAAATCCGAAGCGAGTTTTGCCGAAAACGATCGGCTTCGCGCCGCCTGCGATGTCATCAGCAACCAAATGGCCGAAATGATGTCCCAGGCATACGACAAAGCATATCGTGCCTACACCGACACCCAGCGCAAACTCGCCATCCCCGACCTCAAAAAGCTCGGCATTCCTCAACCCCAACTCGCTCTGGAGGAATAGTATGGGCTGGAAAGAAATGCATCAAAGCCTGGCAGAACAGTTACTGTGGGAGTCCTGCAATAACTGTCAGGAATTATTCGCCAAAGCAATGGGGCTGGCGTGCAGAGTTTTGGAACACATGACAGATGAAGAAACCGCTGCCGTCTTTAATCAAAAGACTGGAGAGTTGTTTTATGACGCCATTCGGCAATATGCCGCAAAGAGCAATGAGGGCTAAACCATGCACGATAATTACGACGAATCCGAATACAACTATCCATGCTGCTGCTACGAATGCGGCAAAGAGTTCCCCCGCTTCAACCTGTCCTGGTTCTACGACTTTAGCGGCATTGGCCAGTTCCACTTGCTGTGCCCCCAATGCCTGTCTGCCATCGAGCACAAAGACATCGACGCACATTTCACATCCCATTTTACAACACTCCCCCCACAACCCCAACTCGCTCTGGAGGAATAATATGTTAGATAACGATAACTTATATGAAATACCCGATCATGATGACTACCCATGCAAATGCGGCGAATGCGGTAATGAATTTCCGCGTTCCGAACTGAGTTGGTCACGTGATTGTCATGGAATCGCAATGCGCCTGTTATGTGTCGATTGCTGGCACGAAATCATGGACGGCATCGGTTACGACGGCGAGTACTACGACGAATGTGACGAATGTTTGGAATATGATTATTAGGAGACGACCATGAAACCAAACAAATACGGCATTGAATATCTGCGCTCAGATGGATTTTGGATCATATTCAAAGAGTAATTGCATCCGAAACAAAAAGATGCCGTACAGGCATTCAATCAAATCAGAGCCAATATGAAAGAAGGTCTGTACAGCCCGGCATACAAGGCTTTCCGGCTGTATCAACGCACTCAGATGGGATTCATAAGTAGAAACGAAATTAAGGAGAAATAACCATGAGAATCGAAAACGAATTCAAATGCGCATATTGTCATAGAAAAATTGAATTTGGCGACCCGGAAGCCAGGGCATACGACAACGAAATCTTTTGTGATGAAGATTGCGCGGCGTCGTATGCTGACATCTCATACTACGATTGGAGCTTCGAAAGTGAATATGAAATTATCGAAGACGATTCGAACGGCTATGGCATCAAGCTCTTTGGCGATGATTGGTTTTCAAACGGCAAATATATCATCTTCGACAAACCGGATGAAACCAGATTCGAGTTTGACGAGGGATATGACGAATATTTTGGCGTAAAACGTGGAAATGATGTGCCAGACACACAAAAATTTCTCAATATTTTTGAAACCCGCAAGGATGAGTTTGTGACAGTTCAAGACGACTGGTGCTCTTATGAACGGCGCGAATACACACCTCATGCGCCAGATATGTTTGACAATATACTGGATATCTATGTCATTTCGAAATATCGCATATTTGTATTTAATTATATTGCATATAATCCGGCTCCAGACGAATTCAAGGCATTCGCGGATGACAATATCCTGTATATCGAGTGCAAAGGGAAAAGAGCGCTGATCTGTGGCAATGTAGAGCCAAAAGACCATCCGGAAAGGTTCGAAAAGCAGACGATAGCCATACCTGTTAGAAAATATCCACTTCACAGGATTTAACCCTCAAAAGCCACGGAGGGCGTCATGGCCAGAATCAAAAAGCCACCAAACTACAGCAGAATGACGCCCGATGATTTGAACGTGATTCGGTACCTGCGCCAGCAGGGCCACTCCATCCGAGAGATTGCGAAGTCCGTCCCATTCTCGCCCAAAACGATCCGGCTCTGGCTCGACAAGCCATCCACCGACGTCAAATGGCAGCACAAACGGGCTTCGCGCCTGGATGCCTACCAGCATGAAATTGAGAGCATCATCATGGACAGTCAGAAATACGGAAAACAGTCACTCAACTACCTCGGGGCGCATCATGAATTATTGCGCCGTCATCCGGAACTATCCATTTCCTATCCCGCGTTTTGCAGCTTCATTCGTGCGCACTGCACGATTGTCAAAGAGGAACAGCTGGCCGCCATCCCGCTCGAACACGAGCCAGGCGAAGCCCAGATCGATTTCTTCGATGCGAAATACTTCAAGCGAGGAAGGTTGGTGGATGGTCATGGGTTTACGGTGTCGTTTCCGTACTCGGATGCAAAGTTTGTCCAGGTCTATCCGGCAGAGAATCAGGAATGCTTATTCCATGCGCTGATCAAGTGCTTCAACTTCATCGGCTTCGTGCCGAGGGTGATCCTGTTCGACAATGCATCGACGGCCATCATCAAAGTCGAGCGAAACGGCCGCAAGGTCAATCCGCGATATACAGAATTTGCCTCACACTATGGGTTCGAAGCGCGTTTCTGCAATCCGGCTCGGGGCCGTGAAAAGGGCAGTGTCGAACGCAACAACGAGGTATTGCGCAAACGCTATCTCTCCCCGCCACCGACGCTCGATGACGAGGAAGTGTTCAACACGGAACTGCTCAAAACCTGTCTCGATGCCCTGGCAACGACGAAGCATTACAAGAAGGGCATTCTCAAAACCGACCTGTTCGACGAAGATCGGCGTGCCAGCTTATCTCTTCCCAAAGCAGAGTTCGACGAACGCAAGACGCTTCGCCGCAAAGCAAACAACTGTGCGCTTGTTCATGTGCGCGGCTGTGATTACTCGACATCCGACAAACACGCAAGCAAATGGCTCACGGTCAGGATTGGGGCGTTTACCGTCGAAATCTTCGACGATTACGGAACACATATCTGGTCTCACCCACGTTCATATCAGAAGGGATCCACAACGATTGCCCAGTCTGCCTATCTGGATGCCATCATGGCGCGTCCAAAGGCAAACATATCATCGGGCATCCAGCCACAAGGAGAAACATCATGCCAGGATAAAACAAACGAAATCATGGAAACACTGGCCCAGACGCGTCCGGCCATGCGCAGCGAGGTTCTGGAAGACCTCATGGAATCCGAGGCCATGAAGTCGCAACCTCAAGCGCAGGACGGAGCGTTATTCGACATCCAACCTTACCGCGTCTCAAAGGAGGAATATGACATCGCCATCAAGGGACACGGTTGAGTGGTGCAAACGGCTTCGATTGGGTTCCAACTTCGTCGAAGCCGTCACGGCCAAAAAGAGCAAAGAGCGAGACTACCTGATTGACCTTTTGGAAGGCGAAATCAACCGACGGGATGCGCTGGCAATCGAGCGCAATATTAAGAATGCCGCCTTTCCCGAAATCAAAACCCTGGCTGATTTCGACTTCACCAACGTCGAAATGCCATCCAGCGTGACACGTGCATACTTCACGGATACAGTGTTTGTCGATAACAAATACAGCATCTTCATGTATGGCCGCCCAGGAACGGGCAAGACACACCTTGCCATCGCCCTGGGCATCGAAGCGTGCAAACACTTCCACAAGGTTGCATTCTATCGTTTACCCTCACTCATTGCCCAGCTGCGCGAAGCCAAATCGACCAAAGACGAGCGTTTCTATAAACGGCTGTCCAAAACCGAACTCATCATCCTGGATGAATTTGGCTATCCCCCGCGTGAAGACGACACCATCGAATTGCTATTCGATTTCATATCGAACTACTGCTACCAACAGAAAAGCCTGATCATGACATCGAATCGCACATTCAAAGAATGGCTCACTGACTTCACCGATCCCCGCGCAACAAAGATGGCCCAAGCCACTCTTGACCGTATCGCTCAAAACACACTATTGTTTAACTTCACCGGCGAAAGCCGTAGGAGCAATTCAGCAACCCTAGTAAAATAGCCGCCTAGGGGAGTTTTGTGTTACTTTAAACGATATTTGTGTGTTACTTGTTGGCGATATTATACACCTGTATAATATCGTCACCAAGTAACACACTATTATTGCCATAAGTAACACACCGTGCAACGCTGGTCTCTCCATACACAAAAGCCCGACCATTTGGCCGGGCTTTCATGTTTTTTCAAAAAGAAAGAGTCAGGCGGTGGACTAGATCTAACCCCGCGTGTGCGGGGAACAGCAGTCAGCTAGAGGTAACTTTCGTGCGCCTCCAGGATCACCCCCGCGTGTGCGGGGAACATCCCAACCACCTGACAGCACCTATATATAAATTTATAAACAATAAGTCAAGAAATAAAAACACGCTGCGTTATTATTTTTCGTCGTTCCATGGCATACCGGTTCGGACTGCATCCAGGCCAGCCCTGTATCCATCACCGCGCATCCTGGAGTCTGGATCGTCATAGTCAGAGAGGGCAAGTATAGCCTCATGTGCTTTCTCGTCGCAAAAAGAATCCCCATCGTGCGCACGGTGCAGGCCCTTGTGGTAGCCGCCCCAGAAGGGGGCCCGCTCTGTATCGCAACGCATGAAATAAGCCGCTCGCGCAAGCTCCGTCTCATACGTGTTTTCATCCATAAGACAGGTCGGCGTATCGCTTGCCTTGCAACACCACTTCGACACGATTGCACGGATGAGCTCCGAAACGCTACATCCAGCTTCCCTGGCTTCATCCTGAAGCGTATGCCACAGCGCTGGATCTGCCTCAAAAGTGCAGCGCTTCCACACGCCGCGCTTGCTCTCTTGGCTGGCAAAGTCTTTTCGGCTTTGGATTTCAAGGTCTTTGTACTGCATGATTACCATCCCTCCCCGTTATCCACACGATGGTATGTGCTGCGTGCATTGTACCATCCGGCCTCGGCCACCACTGTACCATCTGCATCCCTGCGTTCGCCGAAATGCACTGCCCTGTGATGCAGGCGCGTGTCGTAAACCTCTACATTACACAGCCTGACACCTCTTTTTTCGACATCAGCAAGGGCCTGTCGCCACGCATTGGCTTCATCGCAAAAGCTGTCATACTCACGAAGCATCACAGGCTCGTGATGCGTTTTGGGATACTCCTGCATGAAAATCTTCCACATCTCACACCTCCAGGAAAACGGCATGTGCCATAGTACTATACACTGTAAACACCAAACCCCTGGTCAAGCGACATCCAGACGTCATCGCTTGTCTCGCGGCCAATCCTCTCATAGAGCCTTTGCGCGTCGGCATTGTCAGGGACTATATATGTGCGGTCGTGATCGTCGCTAATCATGCGGATCGCTTCCGTGCCGATGCCGCGTCCCCTAAAGGCTTCCTCTATGTCGATGCGTTCGATTAACGCAGAGCCGTCATCCCATGTCTTTACGGTGACTTCCCCGACGCATTTATCGTCTGCATAGATCTCAAAATTCTCCCATGCGCCGTCGCTGTCCTCAATGTCTCCGCCACTGTAAATGCTCTTGAGCTCTACCATGATAACCTCCGATTCGCTTTGGCTTGGAACCGTTCCCCGCCCTTGTTGCTTTTAATTTACAAATTTATAAACAACATGTCAAATAAAAAAACACTTTTTTGTGTTGCATCAAAGCCCAAATTATCTTTGACGGCCCCCACTGGGCCGTCAGTATTTGTTTGGCAGCCTACTCCGATGCATACTCTGGCGGGTTGTCCAGATAGGGCAGCAGGAACCCATTGCGGTTTACCATCCTGCCATAGCTACCAGGCCACGGGATGACATACGCACCGTCCCCTTGGATGGTGCAACAGAAAAAGCCGCATGGCTGCATAGGTTCGGTGTCCGTCCTAAGCTCATTCACCTCTGAAAGGGTGTTGGCTGATGATAGATCGCCCACATAATCTGACATGATAAACGGAATGGAGAGCCCCTTGACATCCCGTGTGAGGGTGTATGTCCCTTCAGAGTCTGAAGCAGTTATCTGCTTTGAGGCGCAGTCCGTCGCCAAGAATTGGCTGTACCATGTCGTGCCATTGATATAGACAGTGTAGCTATAGGTGATTACGGCGTTCTCGGCATTCGTGATGCGGCTTTCCGAACCGTAGTAGCCAGTGCTTTGCCATGCCCCTACTTGTCCGTGCCAATCGCCGTCGTAAAATAGGCCAATGCGCAGCCCCATGAGCATCATGGAGCGGAAATATTGCGATCCTCCCGAGTAGATATAGTCGCTATTGTCCATTACTGCGAAGGTGTCCCCGACGGTTATGGATGACGGCGTGATTGCCGTGACAGGCGCGAACTCGATGTCACTCCCGTTTAACAGCACCCTGACAAGCCCTGCCGATGACCTGTGGAAGTACCCAGAGTGTGTAAAAGAGGCACCAGATTTCCACATGATTACACCGTCCTTCTCATAAAGGACGTCGTCATCATTGACCCAGAGGAGCTTAAAGACGCTGTCCTTGTCTGCCGTGCTCGTACTCAATACAAATCGCGCATTTATGTATGGACTCCATCCACCGAAGTCCGAAACATGCGAAACGCCAATGCACATCTCTGTGTATCCGTTCGGAGTTCCCTCGTAGGCCTTGCACAGCATCCAAGGCCCAAGGAATTGCAGTACGACGAAGTTACAGGGCGAATATCCTGTCAGAAACACCGCACCATAGCTCTCGACCTTGAATGCCCTTGGCTTGTCAGCCGACAGGCTAAACCACTCACCATCCTTGCTATATTGCATGGCTTCCCAAAGGTCTTTGTAAATGCGCCATCGATTTTGTTCCAAGGCTTCCCGTGCCGTTGTCTCTGCCTGCATTGCAGCCGCCGTCGCATAGTATCCCTCTGTTACCGCAACAGCGCTTGCCTGATGCTCGCTGATGTCGATTGTGAAATCCACAAACAGTTTTATCGGGCAGACAGAATCAGGATTAATGATCGTCGGTGTCGCGCCGTCGCCGCTGCGTGCAACGATAGCCAGCTCCTCATCCACGTCGCCTTCCACTTTTGCCCACACACCGAATGTCCGAGCTGTACCGCTGTAATTCTCATTGCTCAACTCACAATGCAGCGTTACCGACCCGTCATCGTCATTCACAATGGCATTGGCAACCTGCCCGTCGCTTGTATACGTGCCAAAGGTTGCCGTCGTAATGGCATTCATCTGTGCCGTCGTATAATCATCCGTATCAAGGCTCGACGTCCTCGCCTCGCCCCACACGATTGCTCCTTCCCCTGCGGCAGACCTCGCCAGCAATGTTGCCCCTGCGTCCGTAATATATGCGTCTTGGAATACCATAATTTACCTCCTAAATTATATACATTGCTTACCCTGGAGCAGCACCATGAGTGGATGCGACATATCCCAGGTAATGGTCGTCCCACTGATTGAGTACATGTCGGCAGGCAGGTTGAACGACTGTGCGGGCAAATCCGACCCGAATTTAATGATTACACCGTTTCGGCTGCTATTCTGCGATGAATAGCTACTGTCCATGTAGAACTCTGGCTTGCTGCTATACTGTGCAAGCCTAAAAGTATATGGTGTATATGTCCCGCCCGCGCCGTCAGTAAGTACAACTTCTTCGTACCTTGTCCCACCCACTGGATATAAGCTGTTGTCCTCAATAGGTGGCGTTGCATTCTGGTAGTAGCTTGGATGCCACCAGTTGTCGCTACTCGCAGAGCTAAACGCATAAGACCAGAAATAGGGGGAATATAGAACCGTGGTTCCCGCTGGGCATGATGTCGTCACGCCGATGTAGATCGGACCTGGTGCCGCCTGCGCATGGTATGCAACCTTGCCCAAGCTGACCGCCATTGCCCCAAAATGCGCATAGTTATGCACCATGTCCATATCAATCCCAGCGTCCACACGGACGAACATGTCGAGATTCTGCGGCACCCTCGGGCGGATGGCATTTGCGATGGTTACGCCCAAAAGCGCGCCATGGTCGCCGTCATTGACGACGTTTAGCCCAAGTATTAGCCCAATGGGGTCAATTGTGAACGTTGCAGTCTCACTGCCCGCAAGCTCGTCAATGAGTGCCTGCAAGGCCTCTTTGTTGAAAACTCGGGAGCGGTTGAGGTAATCCAAGACCTGTTGACGTCGTTGGTCCAACGTGAGGCCCGTCGCCGATAGGTACAGGTGTTCCTCATACTCTGATATTTTTTCAGCCGACGCGGTGGATATCACCTTGTCATTCAAAGCAGTAAGCACAAGCGTTTTGAGCACATTCAAAAGTGCATCCTCGCCCTTGGCCAGTTCGTCGATTTCTACAAAGCCATCATAAATCTTGGGGAAAACTGCCCGCGTCGCAAGCGTATCTATACGGTAAATGAGAATATCACGTTCCGACATATCAGCCCTCATCCACAACCAAGGTTAATGTACCAAGAGCGGGAACCGTCGCCGATGACGATGTGATTGTATAGTCATAGCGGGAATCCAGCTGAACACCGTCCCGAAGAACGGCAGTGACATTGGCAAAGCGCGTCCCGTAGACTGCCGATTCGATGCGGTTCAAATAGAGAGTCATTGCATACCCCGTGGCAGGGAAGTCATCGTCATACTTTGTTACACAGTCCCCACGGACTGACTCAAAATAGGCCCTCAAATCGGACTCTGCCCCTGCGCGCTGTTCGTCCGTTATGGAGGTGGCCGAACCCTTCAAAGTGACATACACAGTCAAGTCGAACACATCTGCGCTCGGCGCAGCCACGTCCACGCTATGCCCAACGGGCACAACGCCCGCGCCTTCCCCAGACAGTTCCACAGGGTCTAAAAAGGCTTTTAGCCGTTGCAACGTCTCGGATCCAGCGGGCATGTATGCGCCCGAATCTCCCTGCGCTGTCGCCCAAATTTTAACGCTCCCGCCGCCATTATATCGGGATGCAGGGAAGAAAAACATCCCGTCTATCAGGCCGCCGTTGGCATCCGATGCAAAGTCGATAAAACACCATTGTTTGTAGTCATCGAAGTTACCACCATACCCCTGGGAACGTTGCGTCTGCCAAATCCTGACGCGTAATTCTGGGTCACTCTCTGCGTCCATTCCCTCGTTAATGGTTTCTACAAACACGATGGACTTGATACCATCCACGGGAGGGCTAAGTTTTAAAGGCCCATAATCGCTACCACCATCTTTGCCAGCAGTTGTGCATGTGACGACATATTGACCGTCCGTCAAAACATCCGTAATTCTCCACAAAAGCCCAAGCCCGTCATTGGTTTTCATTGTGGCCCCGAGTGAGAGCGGAATGTTATTTGGTGTGACCTGAATGGAACGCTGCGAGGCAACCGCCGCACGGCGGTATATAAAATACTGTGATGCAACAAGATCTAACCAGTCGCCTGTCGCGCCCTGGATATCAGTCTGCGTGAGGGCCGTTTTTAGCAAGGTGACAAGGTTGGCCGAAAGCACCGACAACGGCGACAGGGCATCAAAGATAATACTCCCCTCGCGCTTGTCTACCTGTCCCGAAACGTTGGCAAGGGCCGTCTTTAAGAGTGCCTGCGGTGTATATCTGTCAAGATCGTCATAAATTGCCATGGGTTACACCTCTACCGAAAGAGAAGATGAGAAAGTCCCATATTTAGATTGCACGGAGAATGTGGCACGAAGCGCATCGACGGCCACCTGGTCGAGGCTGTCCAGTGTTACCGATAGGATGCGGTTATCGACCATCAGCGCCTCATTGATGGCGAGCCATAGGTTGGCCCGTACGTAGGGAATGGATTTGCCCATGAGGTTGTTAATCTCAATCCCATAATCACCTGAATAGATCCGCTCTGAATATCTCGGCGTGGACAATATTTTGCGTACCGCCTGCACGACGCTGTCTAACCCATCCGAAGTGCCAACAATACGTTTGTTCTCAAAGTCCATGCGGTAGCTTTTGTTATAATACTGCTCTATGCGGATGGTGACATTCTCGTTAGTCTTTGGGATCATTGGTTATGCCCTCCACTCGTTCAACGATTAGATGTACACTTCCGAAACGAATCATCTTGACTTTGTCCCCTTCCTGAAGGCCTCGCCATAAGCAGATCTTTTCAAGGGATTTCTTAATCTCATGCTTGTGTTTCAGGTGGATGCTACCGTTGCCTGTTGATAATGTTGGATCTACCAACCGAACATCTCCAGAGATTGACAGGGTTGCGCCGCCCGCCCCTGGGTTGAATGCAAACGTAATATCCCCCAACTGTTCATCTTCGTCGTGGACATGCTCTGGTTCCCCATCTGTAGGTATCTTTATCCACGTTTCCTTGCAGCGTGAATCCAATATCATAAAGTCCTCATCTATTTCATACGAGTCCTTTACCCTTATCTTTATCGGATCCGCGGCTGTCACCTCGCCATACAATACGCGTGGTTCGGCCTGCTGGATAGATTCCTTGATAAGCCTGCGCACTTCTTCCATTAATCGGATGACAAAATCCATTTCTACCCCCCGAAGTTACTTGTGGCAAGTACAAGAGTCATTACATGCTTGTCGTTCGTGATTTCATGCGTACATGAAGCGACATAATAAGCGCTCATACCCTCAAATGCCTTAATCCCATCCATGCGCAATAAGACGCCGACCCCAGCCGATATTCTCAAGTCCCCAAGGCATGTTATCTGTACTTCCCGTGTAGGCTGACAGAACGCCGACAAGGCCTGCTTACACATCGCCTCCAGTTCCTCTGTTTTCTTCGGGGTTTTAAGAAGCCGATAGTATTGCAGGATCCCCCACTGGTTGACATATTCATCGGGTGCATCGACGACGCCCCATTCACGTGCGCCCTTGCTGCCATTCTCATAGCCAATTCGTGCGCGTGTATAAGTGTTATTGTCAATCCCGACGGTATAACTATATGACAGGGCATTCTCATCGGCGTCGATGATGAAATCCGATTCCAGGTTGTGTATGTCCCTGAATTCGAGTTCGCCATAGTTATCGCGGATGACAAACATCTTCTTTTCATAGGCTAGCGTCTGTTCGATGGCCTCCGACATGACATCCCAAAGGGATTTGCCCTCATAGACCTCGGCGGGGAGTTTGTATGTGGACGCATCGACCTTGCCCATCTTTAGCTTACGCTCGTACTGCTTTCCATCCTTTGACAGGATGACGCCGTTGCATATCTGTTCAAACAGCTGGGATGCAGTCATCCCCTTAACGACGATGACATCTGTGTTCCTTAGGTACCTGGTCTGGTCATAAAAGACCGCCTCGAACTTGTCGGAATCCTGCATGGTCACCGAAAATAGATAGCCCAAAAACATCCCGCGCTCGCCGTCCATGACATGCAGACGGCTGCCAAAGCTATAGCTCGCGCCATCGCCGATGATGCTCAAGTCGGCACGCCCGCACTCATTCCCCATGCTTGTGGAAATACGCAGGGATTCCACGATGTCGGTAATGTCCAGGCGTTTGCCCTCGTTTGCGCTGTCCTCATAGATAAGTTTTAAGCCCTGCATGATATCACCCTACAGCCGTGCAAGCTGCTTTTTAGAAACCCACCCAATGGTTTCGCGTGTATCCAAATCCGCAATACAGTACGCATAGGGCGCAGTATAGGTTTCGTATTGGTCGCCAATCAATGGGAGCGGCAATGTAACCACCTTGTCCATGTATTTATCGATGATGATGCACCTTGCGCCGACAAGTGGGGCCATCTGCGCCGCCTCCCACAGCATGAGGGCTGCCGCCTTTGCCGCAGAAAAGGGATCGGTCATTACATGGATTCCAGGTTCCAATAGCCGCAAGACGCCATCAGGCGTCGAAAAGTATGGGCCCTCAACGAGCACCATGTCACCGACGGCGTAATCGGTCGGCTCCCGAATCTGCCCAAGGGCATCAACCGTCGAGACTTCCTGAGAGTCCTGGCTGTCGTCGTCGAAGGCAGGGCGCAGCGTCTCAAGGTTCCTTGA